TGTATTGTTTGAAGTACAGTATTGATAAAACCGGCAAAGGCGGTTTCAGGGTCCTGTTTCAAAAAGATGTTATCACTGGCGGCTACTGTGGCTAAAGTGCCGACGTCTGAGCGAGACTCGGTATCATCGGTTACGAACGGTTCCTTATCATCGGTATAGAGTACCTTTTTTACAGCCATTATGGGAAGAAAGCCACGAAGAGAATCGCCGGTACGGGTGCGTTCCAAAACATCTTGTAATGTATCAACAACGTACGAAGTGATACCTGGGCGGATGGCACCGGCTTCATCACGGACAACAACCGAATTTTTTAACGCAAGAAGTAAATCGGTGATACGATAGAGATTTTGCATAACTTTGGGGTCGCGCTGTTTTTTGTACGGTATATCCACCAGTAGAGATACAAACATATCCTCACGTTGGACGCTATCACTGAAGATTCGCTCTTCGGTAGGGATTTCTTCAACCAGGGCGGCTGGTAGTGTATTATAGTCCAGTTCCGGGAATACTTCTGGTTCTTCCTCTACTGATTCGGCGTTGGATGAACTATTGTTTTCCTCTGCTGTGACATTTTCGGGTGCGGCACGAGGACGTATAATATCGTAAGGAGGGGGAGAACCGATGAACTGAAAATTCAACTCTTTACCGTCCGCCAGAACGATTCCATCCGTTTCATCATTTACAACTATTTGGGCGACGATACCTTCGCCGATGGGTTTGCCGTCTACACTGAAAAATTCTAAAACTTCCCCTTCTACAACCGATAACTGGATGGCAAAATGTGGGTCTTTACGTTTTTCGTGAATTAGAATCTCTTGTACGCCGAGTGCCTCTACGAATAATCCGGTTTCAGGATCCAGTGGAAAATCTACTCCAGTATTGCTTGATGTAATAGGACGAATACGAATGAGGACTCCATCACGATAAATAATACGACCACTAGTGGTTTTGTAGGCATCGCTAATGATTGTTACCAAATCGCCCAATTCGGGCACGAGTTCTTCTGCCTCCATTCCTCTAATGTAGGAGCGGGTCTCTTTTCTACCTAATAAAACCGCCGACCCCGAAAAAATTGACGGCCTTGAGAACCGATTCCACATCCTCAGCCTCCTTTCTTACTTATCAAATGTCCGTCTTCTCCTCCCTTTCCAACACTTACCCCACCTGGGCCGGTCTCTCCTCCTTTCTTTCCAGTGAAGCGGGTGGTTATCTTCGTGTAGATGACTACTCCACTCCTGAACAACCTTTCGCTCTCATCCGCTACGTCAAGGGAAAGAGCAATTTCGCCGTACCACATGTCGGCGCATTCCGTTCCGTCGTATGGGACGTCATCAAGAACGAACCGGTCAGCATTGCACCAATTAAGAGCGAAGCTGGCGAATCAATGCCCACTGTCGGCGACACCAGTGGTTATACGATTGAACGCTTCATTGACGGTGTCATGATTTGTGGTTTCTATGATAACTACAACAAGCAGTGGCGCTTTCATACCCGATCAACACTCAACGCAAACTGTCGGTTCTACAGCCAGACGAAGAGCTTCCGTACTCTCTTTGAAGAGACAGTCACTATGAGTATGCCATGGTCGCAGTTTCTTGACTCCCTCAACACGAGTGTCATGTACACCTGGGTTCTCCAGCATACTGAGAATCGCATTGTGGTCGCCGTTCATTCGCCTAAGATCACCTGTGTACAGAAGGCGATGTATCTATCGGGTGCTCTTGTACCCTTTACGGAGCCAACACAGTTTGATGTACAAAAGGTGGATGTTGCCTCGTGGACTGAACTCACAACCAAGCTCCAGAAGGAAAACGCCCATTTCTCCCACAATTTCCAGGGTTTCGTGATCAAGAACGGTCTCAACTTCCGCTGGAAGGTACGTGGCGACGCATATAATAAGGTGCGTACAATGCGAGGCAACTCGGCTCGCCGTGACTTCCTGTGGCTCAGCCTCTGGCGCACAAACAAGCTCCGCGATTACCTCATCGTCTATCCTGAAGAGCGCAATGCCGCCAACGCAATCGTTGAAAAGTGGAAGATGATTAGCCGCACGGTGTTCAACCTTTACACCGATGTATTCAAGGCACGCAGCATGGGTAAGGGCCAGATTCCACCCAAGTATCGCCCATTCGTCTTTGGGCTCCACAACATGTACATCAACGAACTCAAGCCACTCAACAAGACCGTGGATTGGAAGACCGTTCTCCAGTACATGAATGCCAGGGATACGGCACAGGCACTCTACGCCATCAATTGGGAAGTTCGCCAACAGAATCAATCGCCAATTCCACTTGAAGCACCGCCTCAGGTCGGTACTGAAGTGCCAACGACCGATATGCCCGCACTGGAACCACTTCCACGTGCCGCTGCTACTCCAGCACCTATGTTTGAAGCTCAGCCCGCCACGAGTGTAATGTAAAACTCACCAACCAATAAAACTTAAAAACAAAACAAAAATCCAAAAAAATCAAAAACCAAAAAAATTTTTCAATGCCATCGTTCGTTTAATCAACCAAATTAACGAATGCGGATAGGCTAGAGTAAATGTGTGGAATATGGGCGGCCCTCAAAGCGGCTAATCTATCACTAACCGATGAGTTGATCTATAAAGGTGAAGCGTTGGTCTATATTAAACAATTGGAGGCGCGAGGTCCAGAGTATACCGCTATAAACGATGTATCCGGTGTTATACTCGGTTTTACTCGTCTCGCTATCAACGGTCTAACACCGCTGGGTCACCAACCATTTATTACACCAGATGGTCTAACCGTTTGTAACGGCGAGATTTACAACTATAAAGAATTGTCCAAACGATGGAATCTGGACCTCCCTGAGGGAACGAGCGACTGCGCCGTCATTCCACACTTGGCGTCAAAACTGGATCCTACAAGCCTAACTCGCACTCTAGACGGAGTGTTCGCCTTTGTACACGTCAATACGAAAGAAAATACGATGCTCGTCGCCAGAGACCCATACGGAGTGAGACCATTGTTTGAAGCCCAGTACGCCGATGGTTCCATTATCTGGGCTTCGGAAATCAAAGCGTTGCCTAAAAACTACAAATCGGTAAAACCTTTTCCACCTGGAACCTGGAAACTCTACAATATAAAAACTGGATTAAAAATGGACGAATATAAATACCACGAGATTCCTCACACGAAATTAGCCGCTTTCAGTTTTCCAAACGGTGTTTCGTTCGCTAAGGCGGCGTTAAGAGAGGCAGTGTATATTGCTGTCAAAAAGCGCCTCTTGAGCGACCGACCAATTGGTGCGCTTCTAAGTGGTGGATTGGATAGTTCTTTAGTCGCTGCGATTGCTGCCCGTGAACTTAAATTAAATAATAGAAAACTCCATACTTTCAGTATTGGAATGCCAGGTTCAACCGATTTAAAATACGCAAAAATGGTGGCGAAATTTATTCAGTCTGAACATCACGAAGTGGTAGTATCACCAGAGGAGTTTCTCAACGCCATTCCTCAAGTAGTCCATGATATTGAATCGTACGATATAACAACCGTTAGAGCAAGTGTTGGTAATTGGTTGATTGGTAAATACATAAAAGAGAATACCGATATTAAGGTAGTGTTTAATGGAGACGGCTCTGACGAAATTGGTGGAGGGTATTTATATTTTTACAAGGCGCCGAGTGACGAGGAGTTTGAGGCAGAATCTGAGAGACTCCTCAATGAGATTCATCTCTACGATGTTCTCAGGTCGGATCGTTCCATGGCAGCCCATGGATTAGAGGCACGCACTCCTTTCCTGGATAAAAACGTAGTTGCTACTTGGCGTGCGATTGACACTTTTTTGAGACGCCCAAAAGCAGCAAATGATGAGGGACGAGGTGCGAATATTGAAAAGTCTATTTTGCGAGAAGCGTTTGTACACGATTATTTATTACCCATTGATGTTTTGAGTCGTAAAAAGGAGGCGTTTAGTGACGGTGTCAGCGCAACCACCGATTCTTGGTATCTCAAAATCGCTGAATACGTCAAGACCTTAGAATTATCACAGGAGACCTACACCCATAATCTACCACAGACTGATGAAGCACGCTGGTACCGTCATTTGTTTGTAAAAAATTATGGCGATAAGGCATCAACGCTCATTCCACATATGTGGTTGCCAAAATGGGTTGAGGGCGCTACGGATCCAAGTGCGCGCACCTTAAAAGATTTATATCCCTAAATTTTGCATACACGAATACAGTCGGCAAAGTTCCAATCAGGAACAGCAGGATGTCCGTAAAGTTGTGCCAGAAGCATATATTTTAAAGGACTTCCTACATCAACCACTTTAACAGGTATTGTAAGCGGTCTTTCGTCTTTAGAAATGTAAATAAAGTTTATTTTATCTCCTTTATTTACATCGGCAAGAATTTCACGTTGTTTACGAGTAATAGGATGCCACCAATCGTTCATATCGTTCTGCCCCCATTTTTGAATTCCTGGGAATGTTGAATAACTGGCAAAGATTTTCTTGATTTCGGTTTCTATTCTTCCAACACTAACTGATGACATTTTGCCGAATCTAACTGCCATACAATAGGAATTCAATTTTCTTGTTCTAATGTAAGGATGATTAATGAAGCACTTCTTATTTTATCGGAAGTGATTCTTTCAGCATACCCGATGTTAATCAAACTTGTGGATGTATCAGTTATTTTTCAAACTGGTCTACGTATGGCGGTTTTTACGGTTCTCGCCGCTGTATCGGCATTAGCGACCAAAAATCCACTTGCTATAGGTTCCCTTTTAACGACCGAAACATTGGGTGCCGGTGTTCTCAATCTCATTCACGTATTCACAAGTTATACCGCCTTTGACCAATTAACGGGTGGAAATGCTATGGCGTTATTTTACACCTATCCAGTTTTTAATATTTTTGGTACGGCGGCGGTGTTCAATGAAAAAATTCCACTCAGTTCAATGCCTTGGGTGACGCTCGCCCTCGCCGGCGCCCTCGCTTTAGCACAGCCCACACCTACCAATTGGACCTTGGTAGGCGTCATTTCAGCGCTCATAGCAGCGTTGACCGAGGTCGGTATTTACATCTGGTTCCGTATGCGTAAGCACAGCGACGATAAGCAACCTTGGACGAAGATGATACAGATGTACGGAAGCAGCGGTGTACTTTGGGCTATAGGAATCGTCATAGCGGCCGCCGCAGGTATCCTCGCCAAAAATGCGTTGGATATAACCCCGTCAAGTCTCGCCGGCATCATTGGATTCAATTCCTTAGTAGGATTCACAGGCTACGCCTTGCGCTTCTTCCTCATTCCACAGGTGAGCACAATCGTTTTCAGCGCTTTATCGTTCTTCGGCATTGTTTCCGCCTACGTATTTGATTGGATTTTCACAAAACAGAAGCCGAACCTAATACAAATTGCGGGCGCCGTGGCGATTATGATAGCGAACGCAGTTCTTATTACGAGAGATATAGCCTAAACAAACAACCACACTATATACACCAATGATATCAAAGGGATTTTCTATTTTCTCGTACAGGCTGATAGAGCGCTGGGAAAGAGAGCTACTTTTCTCTAATTCGTATCATAATACAAACTATATTCTCGGTACAAAAACAGTTTTAGTACATGTGCTGGATCGCAAGAACCAAGATGTTATCGTGGATAGAGAGTTCTACGCTCAACCAATCAAGGACTGGTATTCATATAGATTTAATAATAATAAAGTGACACAGACTTATCCACGAGATTATAAATGGTTTCATATAAATACTCCCAGTGAAAAACAGATTTCATACTACATGCCAAACATTATAAAACCAGGAGATACGATAGTGTTTGACGATGGACCGCGCCTGGCTTAAGCGTCCATAAATTAATAGTCTATAGCAAGGATGGCTGCCACTCCCGCAAATAGCCTAACGCTCGTAACCACGGGGCTCGCCGATGCGCGTCTAATGGCTACAAAAGGAAATCCAGATATACACCAATTTATACATGTGGTGAATAAGACGACACGCTGGGCCGCTCAATGGAATAAGGTGAATTTTGACGGCACACCCGAGTTCGGTCAGCGAGTCTCCGTAACAATTCCTATGATAGGCGAACTGATAAACGGAGTTATGGTGGTGGTTGAAATGCCAGATATCTACTCACAACAATTGTTAGCAATCCAGGTCGCCAACGGAAACACCGACATTAAAGCGATTGACCCTAATAATTTAGGAAATTTTCTGGGACCGTTATTTGGTTGGACGAACAGCCTTGGACACGCTATGATTCAAC